AATTCTTTGTTGCGGTGGGAGTGGATGTCCTAGTTGATGTCCCCCATGAGGTTGAGGTTGTCCCGCTCTAAGTTGCGATGATTGTGGTGTTGATGATGGTTTATAGTTTGGATCTAAATTTTTGAGATAACCCTGAGCTTCGGCAAATCTATCATCGAACTTTGGATTGCTCCTTTGGTTTCTTGGTAATCTGGGTTGACTACCAGAGTATCTTTCCACATCTTCCCATCCACCCATGATGGTTTTCAAATCATTACTATTTTTATAATCACGAACCAATTGAGATCCTTGTTCTCTTTCCATCATATATGCTACAGTTAAACCAAAGACTTGATCTTTATACTTTGCTCTGTCTGGGTTACTTGTATTTGTAAATAACGCTTTTGGATTAGGTATTCCAGATGCCTCTAAGAAATCAAAAAATGGTTCTCTTCTACCTCTATTGAATTGGAAAAGTCCAAAAGAATTACCATTGTCTCCAACAGCATATGGGTCAAATGAAGATTCATTTAAAATGGTTGATAGCATACCAGCAGTAAGTGCTTTGCCATATCCCTTGCTTTGAGCATATTTTATTGCTGCTTGGACTCCTGCTGCTCCAAAATTTACACTAGCAGGTTCGATTCCAGGCATCAATGGACCTTGATGCTGAGAAGATGGAAGACTGTATGCACTAGATTGTAAGACTTGTTCTGTTGGATTGATCTGCGATATTTGTCCGCTCAATTTTTTATAAATTTCTTTTCCTGCCCAATCACCAACAGCAGCACCAACTGCTCCACCAAGAAATGTTCCAAGTCCAGGGATAGGTATGAGTCCAGTACCAATTGCACCACCAATAGCAGCACCCAGAGAAGCGCCAGCAGCACCAGCAAGGGCATTATCCAATCTCTCTCCCATCGCAAGATCAATACCAATACCAATCAGTGCTCCAATAAATGGTATCTTCTTGAAGACAGCAGATACTTTTTTAAAGTGTTTAAGTCCACCAGGTTTGAATAGTTTCTCTCCTGCTTTTTGGAGAACCATTTGAGACGTTTGTCTTATTGGAGCAGTCGCTCTTGCCACTGGTTTTGCAAATCTTCTTATGTTATTTGTCGCTACTCTTCTTATACCAACACCAGTCGATCTAGTGACTGCGCTGCCAGCACCACCAACTGCATTAGATACTCTGTTCAATTGATTTTTAACAAATCCAGCAGTTGTCTTTCCAACATTGACTAGTAAATTTTTTACTTGAGTTCCAAGTCTTTTCAATAACTTTTGTGTAAGATTTGCAGGACCTTTTAATAGTCTCTTACTAAGAGAAGCAATACCCTTGACTAGTTTTGGCATTGTGGTTGTCAAGGATATGACAGTATATCTCACTGCATCTAAAATGTTTGAGAACCCTTTAGAAATGTCATCAAACATTTTAAAGATTGTATCTTTATTCTGCAATAAGAGATTGACTATACTACCCAACAATACATTGGTGAAAAAATTAATTATAGAATCAAGGAAACCAATTTTTGGTTTGGGAATTTTACCTTTGCCAGTAGATTTTGGTTCTTTCTTCTTCTCCAGTTCAGATTCTCTCTTCTTTTTCTTTAGTTGTTCCTGTTTCTTTTTGTTCTCTGCAATAAATTCAAGGTCAGCAAATAATTTTTTTTCTAAAAGATCTCTTACATTTGTTACACCAAGTTTTAATTTCTTGACCTCATCAATTAAATTCTGATATTCAGATGAATCAGATTCACCAGGATCTTGTTTGATAATATCTTCTGTAGATATTTTTTTTCTAGAAATTTTTGGTTTATACGGAACCAAAGAAGAGTTTGGAGACCCAACTGATGCTCCTGTTCCACCACCAATTCCACCACCAGAGGGTGGTAACAGTTTTTCCGAACTTATTTTTTTCTTTTTCTCATTGACTTTACTATCACCCTTCTTTCCTGAGGATAACATTTTGCTTGCCGCTGAAGCTAGAAATGATAGTGCCATTGTCTTATCCTACCATATTATACATTGCTTTAACGACCAAAACACTCATGTTCATTGGATCCTCTGGAGATATTGTAGGAACCGTTGGTTGATTTGGAGTAGCAGAACTAGTGATTGTTGTTGGTGCTGGAGCAGGAATTGGTAAGAAGGTAGCACCAGATGGTTCTTTCAGTGAAGCAAGATTTAAATTAGCAACTTTCTGTTGTGTGGATGAACTTGCTAAGAATTGTGCAGGATTCACCGTTCCAGATATACCAAATCCAGGATTGCTTCTGATCTCATAATGAATCACACCAGTTTTAGATTCACCTTGGGTGATCGGATGTCCAGGTGAAACCATTTGTCCCTGCGTTACAAGGACTTTTTGACCCTCTGCAATTCTTTCATAAACACCCAAGACAGAATTGAAAATATCAACGTAGTTTCCATATCCTTGTGCTGTACCAACTTTTGTTACGATACCACCAATTCTAGAAAAGAACTTGTCATTAGGTCCAATGTCATAATCTACACCAGCATGTTGTCTGGCACCACCATCTCTAGAAGCGCCGTAATGTTGTCCTTGAATTGTGTTGGTTGGTGGTAGAGGAGGAATCATTCCACCACCTGCTGCTGTCATAATATTGAAAGGACCCATTCCAGGTTGGTTTGTACCACCTGCCATCTTGTTCATTGCAAGCAAGGTATCTCTTCCGAAGAAGTCACCTGCTTTGTTGCTCATCACAACTTCTCCAGGAGACAGTGCAGTAAGTTGTGTATCTGGTCCCAGTCCAGTTATAGGAAGACCTGTTGTTTTATCAACTTGTCCACCACCTTCAAATTGAAATTTTGGAATTTGTGGCGGACCCGGAATGGTTGGAAGATTAGATCCTGATATTGGAGGTAGTCCAAGAAGAGAAGAAAGTCTATTAATTTGATTTACTAATCCGTTAATGCCCGCGTTAATTCCATTAATAACTGCATTGATTGGAGCAACAACCAAATTATAAATGAATGATATTACATTGTTCAAAAAATCTATTATTTGATTAGCAAAACTTTTAAGTGGATTTAAAATTATCGACGGATTTTTTAAAACAGAAAGTAAAAAATTAACTGCAGATCCAAGCAAAATATTCAAGAAGAAATTTTTGATCATATCAAAAATATTAGTAAATGGTTTGGTAATTTTACTAACCAACTCCTTTGATTTTTTAGAAACTCCTTCTAGTTCAGCCTCTCTTGTTTTTTTCTTTTGCTTCTGCCCCTCTATTCGTTCCTTCTCTGTTTTTTTCTTTTCAAGATTAATTTGTTCCTCAAGTATGCTGAGTATATCTGAAACAACACTATTGATAGACTTGAGAGACTCTGTTAATTCCTCTAATATTTTATTTGGTATTTTTTCTTCTTCTGGTTTGTCTTCAACTTGTGTTGCCGCTGGTGGCAATAATCTTTTTGGATCTAATTGTACTTTAGTTTCTGCACCACCTGGTTTTCTACTTACAACTTTTTCAGCACTAATTTTTGTTGCCTTTACCTTGAATCTTCCTGTCTTTCCTTTGACCCGCTTGAATTCATCAGTAATTAATTGAGTCGTATCAGTATCACCCGATCCAGTTAATCTTCCTTCTGCTGCTTTTTCTTTTAACAAAGAAAGATATTCTTCATAAGTAAAGTCAAATACATCCTGGAGTCCAAGAATTGCTAAGATCTTTTCATCAATTTTTTCCTCTACAAGATCAGTTCCTTTCTTGCCAACAGGAACAATTGCGGAGGAAGTTGGTTTTTGTTTCTTGACTTCTTTTTTCTCTTCCCGTATCTCTTTTAATATTTCATCCAGACCAGGTGGTTCACTACTATTCAGATACTCTTCTACTAACCAGTTCTGGTATGCTTCCAGATTATAATATCCACCATCCTTTCCTTTTTGATCTACTTGAGGATACCCACGGGGATCCTTCTTCATCTTGGCAATTATTTTATCAGCATCTGCTGATGATAAGCGAACGAAAGAAGAATACTCTATACCAGCAGCGTCCTTACCACCAGTTAATCGTGCCTTAAGTCTGTCCCAAAGCGCATCAGAAACTCTTCCCTTATACCAAGGTTGATCTCTATCTAAAAAGTCTAGGGAAGTGGTTGGCATTTTATTGTTTTTGCTGTTGCTTTAGTTTTTCCTCTTCCAGATGCTGTTGTAACAGCGCAATGTAGATATCCCTCTCCCAAGGTATCATATTCTCAAGTTCTGTTAGTGAATATTTATGGTACTGCATCAAAGCAAAATTGATCTTGAAGTAGTTTTCAAGATCCATATGCACCATTCCTAGCCGAAAAAACTGGACAGACCCTCAAGAACAACAACACTTTCAACACCAGTATTGGGATTTTTTAGAGTAACTTCATGAGAAAGTTTTGGCATGGTCTCAAAAAATTTCTCAATTTGTTTGAATTGAACACTGTTCATCTGTTCTAAGAAGTCATTAATTTCTTTCTTAGTGCAGTCAGCGACAGTCCATACTTCTTCTTGATTGTAAATCTTATCGATACATGTTGCGATCAATTCAAATGATTGATCCAATCCAGAATCAGTAGAGAAATCAAAATTATTCTTGATAAACTGTTCCAAAGAAGGATACTTCATCTCCATGATGAGATTATCATCAAGTTTAATTTTTTTCTCGTGCCCTTCTTTGGTCTGAACTTTGATGTCATCAATATTAATTTTTACAGTAACAGGAGTCACTTCATCATCTGGTGCAATGAAACTGACTTCAATTTCTTCACCAACAGATTTACCACGAATATTCAAAAACAAATATTCAATATCAAATGTGGGTAAGGATTCTACCTTGACACCTCTTGTTTGAATGCAACTTTTTAATACTGCTTTGATTGCACTCGATATCTCTTTTGTACTCTCACTTTCTAGTGCAAGAACCAAAAGTTTTTCTTCTTTTACAAGGAAAGGTCTATACTTAATTGTTTGTCCTGACGAAGGCAACTCAAGTTCATAAGTTGGAGTCGCAATTGTTGGTAAAGGCATAATGTCCTATAAAGTATTTCAGTTGTGATTATTTATTGTCAGTCTCTGGGACCTCTAGGCGTTTCTCTAGGTTGTCTCGCCCTACCTACTGTAGCAGTGTATGCATCATTATACCATTTATTCAAGTCAGCCTGACTATTCAATCCTATTGCTGTTGGTGCTCCCTGGATGCCGTTAAGTGCTGCTTGTGCTGGAGGAGGAACAGCAGCGCCAGCAACTGCAGTAGAAAGAGGTGTATCTGGTTTTCTATTACTTCTCTTTCTAATATATCTCATATAAGAGAAAGATGCTGTGCACTTCAGAATATTACTTGCTTCATATGAAACAGGTGAAGATGTTATGCTGAGAGGAAATGCACCAATAAACTGATAGGTCATATTAATACCACTGGTATCTTTCTCAAATTTTGTTATGTAAAGATTATCAGTCTTATATGAATTGGGATAGTTCATTCTATAGTGAGTGGTCCTATCAACGTATTGGTCTGTGGTGAAAGTTGTTTCTTGACCAGTTACATAATTCATCCATGCATCAAGATATTCAATGACATTATAACTTTTATCCACATAGAAAGTAAAGTCTATTGTTTCATCATATATTCTTCTATATGCAAACTTCTCAGTAACTCCAGGATAATCATTCGTTACATCATGTGTTGCAAGAGATGATCCAGGAAGATTTGTATCACAACAAAGAAGTTCGATGTTATTAATATCCGCACCATTAATTCCTCTTGCCTTGAGAAAATCACTTCCGTTAAGTCCTGGTGGTGGAGTTAGACCAACAATATAAACAGAGGTTTGAGCAAGATTTAAAAGGTTGCTCTTTATCTGATTTATTGATAGTGTTCTTGGAGAAGGCGCTGCCATCTATAAATACTATTTGACCGTATATATTATGTATGCACGTTATGGCAGAGAGTATCAAAAGCAGATACAAACCGTCTTTTCCAAAGAAATATAAGGGCAATCCAAACAATATTATATGTAGGAGTAGTTGGGAAAGAAAATTCTGTCATTGGTGCGACTTAAATGAAAACATTCTTGAGTGGGGTAGTGAGGAATTTTATATTCCATACATCTCCCCAATAGATAATAGAGTTCACAAATACTTTCCAGATTTTATTATAAAGGTAAAAGAGAGCACAGGTCAAGTTAAGACTTATGTGATTGAAGTCAAACCAAAGAAACAAACAGTTGAACCTCAGAAAAGATCAAGGGTAACTAAATCATTCATATATGAATGCAAAACATATGCAGTGAATCAAGCAAAGTGGAAAGCAGCAAGAGAGTTTTGTGCTGATCGATTGATAGAATTTAAAATCATTACCGAAGAAGAATTAGGTATCAAGGATGTCAGCAAGAACAAGGGAACTGGAAAAAAGAATTGAAGGTCTGGTTGATCCAGAATCCATTATGATAGAGATAATGGATGTATTTCAAGAGACTGAGATAATTCCTGACGTTGGAAAATATTATACTTTTATATACATACCAAAAACACAAGACATTGCTTTTGATCAACACCCCCTAGTTGCAGTAACAGAAATATATCAATGGGGATTTAAAGGATTAAACTTTCATTGGAGAGAAGTTAGAAATTATACTTGGTTAGAAATAGCAGGATTTTTACACGTAATTAAAAATAATGAAATTGATTATATGAGAGGAATTAAATATGCAAGGTATCTTGTTTCGTAACTAAATAACTAAAAAGTCTATAATGTCTCATACTCTACAAAAAATTGAGATGAACAATCCTCTTGTAGTTGGGGAGGATTTCTGATGGCAACTAAAATTGTAAATGGAACTGTACCAGGAAGCAGTTTCAGGTATGTGGTTGTAGAAAAAACAACTAATAGATCAACACCATTATTTTTTAATTACTATGTGACATATGAGGACATGGGTGTCCCTGGAACAGCGAATCCATCTACTCTGAAATCCGTATTAGTATATCAGAAACCCGGACCTGGGGGTACAATTCAATACGTTGAATCTGCTAGATTGCAAGCAGATGGTACATGGAAACTTTTAAAAGATAATGAAGCAAGAGTTATAAATCCACCAAGTCCCGGATTTCCAAACGGATCTATAGGAGGAATAGTAGATGCAAATTCAACTGATTTTGTTCTTGGGGCTGGAGCAAGACGATCACTAGTAGAGAAAGGACCAAATACACTTAATACTACATCAAGACAAAAATTACTCGATGCAGTAACCAAATCAACTCCACTATCACGTCAGCAAGTAGAGCAAGCATATTATATTAGTCAAAGCACAGGTCCTAATGGTGATCCATTACCTCCAGCATTAAAACCTTCACCAGATCCAGATCCACCACCAGTCGAAGCACCACCAACATCAGAATTAGCGGCCGAAGCGCCAGAAGCTGAATCATCTATAGGTTTTCAAAATGCACCAGCATATTTGAGATATCCACTCAAACATACTAATGATCAGTATGACTTCTTACAAATACAACCAGCAAAATATGTACCTGGTATTTCTATTGGCACTGGAGCAGCTGGAGCAGCTGACGCAGCTAAAGCAGTTATAGGATTAAAATCAGTCAAAACGAGAATCACAGATACAAAAGGATTTCCAAAAATATTTTTACCAATGACTCCTGGTATCACAGAGTCTAACCAAGTCGGGTGGGGTGAAGATAGCTTAAACCCTGTTCAAGCAGCATATGGTCAAGCCGCAGCATCAATTATTGACGATCCGACAAAGGTATTTAAAAACTTAGATAAATTAAATGAAACTACACAAGGTCTTTTAAATCAATCTGGTCTTGGAAAGTTTGTTACTGCATACTTTGCAGGTCAAGCAGTGAGTGCTAATCTCTTGGGAAGAAGTGGAATTGTTTTGAATCCAAACCTTGAACTCTTATTCCAAGGTCCAAAATTACGCAGTTTCAAATATAGTTTTAGATTCACACCCAGAGATGATCCAGAAGCAAAAGAAATTAGAAGGATCATAAGAACCTTCAAGAAAACAATGGCACCAACAAAAACTAATTTGTTCTTGGGAGTTCCTTGCGTATATCTGTTGAAGTATGTGTTCAAAGGAGAGAATGGTGGTCAAGATCATCCATACATGAACAAGATAAAACCATGTGCATTGGTTGCATTTGACGTAAACTATGGACCTGATGGTAGTTACATGACATATCAAACGGGATCAATGACATCATACACTGTTAATATGCAATTTGATGAATTAGAACCAATTTACAATGATGATATTGATGGTAATACCGATAGTCCAACAATGGGTTACTAAAAATGGCGAAACCTTATTTCAGACAACTACCAAATCTAGAATACATCAATAGAAAATCTGATGGTAAAGGCATATCAGATTATGATGTTGTAAAAAATCTTTTCAGAAGAGCAAAACTCAATGAAAACATTTTTAATGATCTTGCATTTTTCACCAAGTATAACATCAAAGGTGATGAAAGACCAGACAATGTTGCATACAAATTCTATGAGGATTCAACACTTGATTGGGTAGTTCTATTGTCAAACAATATTATTAATATTCAAACAGAGTGGCCTATGCCACAACAAAATTTTTATAATTATCTGATTGATAAGTATGGATCAGAGTCAGAATTAAATAGCGTTCATCACTATGAGACTGTTGAAATTATTGATTCAGACGGTATAAGAATTATTCCTAAAGGATTAGTTGTACCATCAGACTACAGTATTACATACACTAGTGGATCACAAACAAATACATTGTCAAATGTGACAACAGCAATCACAAACTATGTGTATGAGGAAAGACTTCAAGATAAAAAGAGAAGTATTTTTATTCTAAAGAAAGAATATTTGAATATAGTGTTCAATGACTTAGAAGATATTATGACATATGAAAAAGGTGGGACTCAGTATGTAAGTCCCACCTTAAAGAGAGTGGAGAATATTAGATTATTTCAATAGTAGATTAGCATACGCTGCCACCACTAAAAGAGTGAGGCAGAGTTGGTTGTACTTCATTCTTCAGCAAGACGCTGGAAGTAGGACAGTGCATCATCTTCATCTTCATCAGACT